ATGTTGGATTATCTTCTATTTTTTTCTTATGTTCTTTTAGTAAATCTGATTTTAATTTATCATATTCGCTTTGTGTTAATTCTCCACGCATAGCTTTTGAATAAGATTCAGAATTTTGTAATATTTCTAATTCTTCATCTGTTATATCAGCAGCTATAGAATTTTTAGGATCAAAAACTCCTTGTTCTGTAAATATATTTATTAAATCTGAAAAAGTATTAGCTTGTTGTGGAACATCAGAAGGCGACATACCATCTCTAATTGCTTCTCCTTCAGTATCATAACCTAATAATTCCCACCAGTTTGGTTTTGTAGTTGTTATAAAATAATCTCTACCACCAGGTGTTGTTGGAGCAATACTTGTATCTGTTACATCAGGTTCAGTTAATCCACCTAATAAATCATTATAATAATCAAAAGCTGCTTTAGCAGCAGGACCACTTAAACTATCTATATAATCCTGTGCTGCACCTCTTGTTCTAGGTCCTACTATTCCATCTATTGGACCAGGATTAAAACCTAAATCTTTTAATGCTTGTTGTATGTTTTTAATTTCATCTTTACCTGTGGTTTTTGGTGGCTCAACTTCATCTACAACTTCTTCTTCAGTAACAGCTTCATCTTCTACACCAACTTCAGCAAGTTTTTCTGCAACATCTTTTTTGTCTACAGGTTTACCTGCATTAGTTAATCCTTTGTTATCTCCACTACCTGGTGGAAAGTCATATAAGTAGGTAGCTACTTCTGCTGTTAAGTTAGGATCAGGGTTTCTATCTCCTTTATTACCTTGTTGTCCAAGTAAGTTATATGCCATTATTGAATCTTTATCCCTCTACCAATATCAGTTTTTATTTTTGCTGCTTCATATGAACCTGCTGCTTTAGGAACTTGTGCATTATATTGTGATTTAGTATTCATAGGAAACTTCTTTCTACCACCATCACTCATACCATTAGTAATAGCATCAAGTACAGTGGCTGCTTCTTTTTCTACAATCTTTTGTGGTTCAAAAGAACCTTGAAAAACTTCTGCATCTGTTTTAGGTAAACCCATAGCTGATACATCTGTATCTACTTTAGCCATCATCTGCATTTGCTCATTGTAATTTTGCATTGTTTTGTTTACATATTGTTCCACAGTAGTTCCTGTAGAGTCTTTCATATTTTTAACAGAATCAAATCCATTGTCTAATGCTTTTTGAGCAGTTGATCTACCTGCGAAATGTGCAATAGCTGCTAATTCCCAAGAACCATAGTCAATATAATTTCTATTAAACCAATATTTAGCAACTGCATCTTGTGCAGCTGGATCTTCTATATTTGCACCAGGATAACCTGCTTCAGTAGAATACCAATCCCACCATTTAGGAACAAACTGATAAGCACCATATGCACCAGTAGATGAATTACCTTGTGTGTAATCAATCTTTCCTCCACCTTCAGTAAGAGCTATACCAAATCTAAATGCTTGTAGTTCTCTTGCATCAGCCATACTATCTCCTTGTACCGAGAATAGTGCCAAGCATAAGGCGACCAGTGTTTTGGATATCATCATTTGCTTGTAACCTATCCTTTTCTTTTTCTATGAGGTTGTTAAAGTTTTCATACAATCTACCAGTAGGAGATATTTCTTCCATACCTGTTTCAGATACTACACCCTGTATATCTCTATTTCCTATATTACCTGTTTCTAACTCTTCTACAGTAGGTCCTAAAGCAACTTCTTGTAACTGTGCTTGTTGTTGTGACTGTAATTGTGTATCATTGTAAAATTGTTCTGATAATAATTGTAATTCATATTCTTGTGGATCTCTACCAAGACTTTCAGCAAACAAGTTTCTAACTCTTGTTGATACTTCTGCATAGTCTGGTGGTAAATAAACAGAAACTTCTTCTCCACTTGGTAATGGTTCATTCTGATATAACAGTAATGATTCATTCCAAGCAGTAGATTTTTCTCCTGATTTAACACCGATTCTATTTTGTCTGCTTAATACTAATCGTATAGCTGATGCAGTGCTTGTATCAAAGTCACCTGGTGTGAAGCCACCTCTAGCTAATAGACCACCTTGTATAAGTCTTGCTTGTAAACTATATAAATCTTCTGTTGGTAAGTTAGCAAAAATATTGTACTCATCACCTTCTCTGTAAAAATCTGTTGCTCCTGCATTTCTAGGTGTGTAATCACTTGGTAATCCACCTATGATTGATTTTTCTGCTTCTCCAAAACCAAATAATCCAGTTAGATCAGCCATTGGATCTGATGCAGTATCAAGTCCTGTAGAAATTAAAGCGTTATTTACTTTACCAGCATCAATACCTTTTTCTATAGCGTACATTTGTACATCATCTATAGAGTTCATTAGTTGCATTTGTTGTATATCATCTTCAGATAATATAGGGTTTGACCCTGCAAGACTATCTTGTTCTACTATTGCTGCTACAAATTTATCTACATCATTCATTTATATACCTAATAATTCCATATCTGATATTTCCTCTCTAAGGTCATTTTCTAAAATGCTATTCCAAAGAGGTCCAAATTCAGGATATTCTAATATAAGTTTAGTCGCATAATTTCTTAAATACTGTCTTGCCTTAACTAAATCCTTATTACTTTTTATAGAACTAGGTGCATAATCTCTTTTAACTGCTTCAGCTACTATTCTGTCATACTCTTGTCTATATTTACCATATGCAATAGCTGCATTATTAGCTTTCAATTTCTCTATAGGTGTGTAATCTTCATTAATCCAACCAGTAATAAAACTAGATGAACGATCTGGTAAGTATGTTTGTCCACCCATTTCTCTAAGTAAGAAATCAGTATCAGGTTTATCTACTTCAAATCCTGCATCTTGTCCATATCCCCAATATTGTTCCATAAGTTGTGACTGCTTCATCCATTTAAGTAACTGTGCAGTTTTAACATTTGTATTCATAAGTGTTGAATCACCTATCTTTGTATTCCTTAAAAAGTTTTCATAAGCAATAGAACCTAATAATCTGTTTTTAGCTAACACCCATTGTTCAGGTGTTCTCGGTGCAAGTGTTCCATCAGATAAAGCATTAAGGTAAGCATCATAACTAAATTCATTATCAACATCTGTTGGAGTTAGGTAAAAAGCAGTAGTATTAAAATCTTCATACAAGTCTTTATTTTCTCTAGCCCAATCTGCACTAAACACTGTGGCTGGTCTAGCAACTACTGACCTAGATTTAGAAGTTAACATAGCTGTTGGATCAAGTCCAAACTCTTGTATAAATCTCTGTGTTGCTTCATAGTCATCACCTTGTGCAGCAGACTTATAATCTCTGTATGTGTCTGCAAGAGCTTCTATAAAGAAAGCATTTCCTGATTTATCTGTTACAGACCATATAGGAGAAGCTGCACCTGCTGGACCTATAAGTTGTGAGGCACCTCTAATCATAAATATTCTTTGTGCATAATCTGTTGCTAACTGTAAACCTTCATCTGCACCTTCTGGTGTTGAATCATCTATAGCTCCAGCATAAATTAATGCTTTGTAAGTATCTATGACAGTATTGTTAAACATTCTGTTTAAATCTGCACTACCAGTTCCACCTTGTTTATATGCTTGATAAAACTTCTTTAACCAAGCAGGGAAAGGTACGGCATTATTTAAGAAACCACTAGGAGGTGTAAAGTCACCAAATATTAATTTGTTATACTTACCTTCTGCTGGGAATTGTTTTCTAAAGTAACTTGCTGGTACTCGTATAATTGGACCTACACCAGGCATAATATCTGCTACTAAGTTAAGAGATGATACATACACAGGAAACTCTGCTTCTACTCCTGTTCCTTCAAATTCTGGAAACATCCATTTTTGTACTAAACCTGTTCCTGGATAACCAAATACTTCTTCTCCATTTACAGGGTTTGTATAAAAGAATCCTCTTTGACCTGTTGGATCAGCTAATGGGTTTGGTTCACTACCACTTTGTACTAGCTTGTTAAGGTTTACTAAGTTCTTGCCACCAGCTTTATTTGTAATATCTGACCAAGTTTTAAAGATTTCAAGGTAAGCCTCTAGGAACGGAAATGCAAATCTAAGTGAATCTCCTACAACAGTTCTCTCTGATATATCATAAAGAAGTTTCTTTGTTTGTGTGAGTGCATCTGATGCAATCATCTTGTCATAAAGTTTTACATCTGTAATAGCTTCAGCAGGACCAGAAAACTTAGCATTGTTTATTTTTTTAAGATAACCTGCAAGTTTTGGGTCGTACTTTGTAAATTCACTAAGAGCAGTATTTGCAATTCCTACCATTTCATCTCTTGCATCTTTACCTAAAAACTCTATAGTTTCTGATACTCGTTTCCAATACAATCTTCTAAAAGCAGGTGAACGAGAAAGTTTATTAGTTGGCAGTGTCATCAAAGTTGTAAACATACTGTTAATAGTTTTATCGTATGTTTTTTCTAATTGGAAAGTAGGGTCAATGTAACCTCTTACTAATTCTGGCATATCCTCTATGTAAGTACCAAAAAATCCATTTACAATATCATCTTGTGCTTCTTTAAACAATGGAGCTATAACTGCTAAATCTTCTTCTGTAATTTTTCCACTTATATAATCATCAGCTATCTTGTCAAACTCTTTATCTCCCATTTTCTTTTTAACTTTATCTGCTTTTGCTTTAGATCTGGCAATAGCAGCTGCATCAAGAAATCCCATTTTCTTTCCATTAGATGTTGTAAATTTACCACCATTAGCAATCATATTAAGTAAATCTTTGTTAGCAATATCTTGTACCCAGTTCAATGCGCTAGATGCTTCATCTGCAATAACTCTGCCACCAAGTGTTTGATTCAAAGCTGCTCGTAAATAATATACATACTCCAAAGCGACTTCATCATCTCGTAAAGCATTATTAAAAGGATGTGATTCCTGTCCTACTACTTTTTCTAATCGTTCTTTTAAATCTTTGTTTTTTAATCTATCTGCTAGTTTTCTAAATTCTTGTTCTTTTTGTAAAGGTGTTAAGTCACTAGCATCTACCTTAGCTAATAAAACAGCAACATCATCATTTATAATTTGATAAATAGTACGAACTGCTGCTTGTTTATATTCAGGAGCTGTCTTATCAAACTTCCCCCAACGACCAGGATTTACGGCTTTCCTTCTTAATGTTCTAACGTTGTTTATACCAGTCTGTGAGTTTAGGTAAGCTAAATCAGAAGCCCAATCTCCACCTGCTGCTTCTCCAGGTGTTAATGGATCAACACCTTTTCTTAGTTTTCCACCTTCTTCAGCACCTACACTTCTTCCAAATACTCTAGCTATAACTTGTATTGGTGCTAGAGGTGCAGAAACTAATCCTCTTGATATAAGTCGTAGTTGTTCTTCACCTACAACTTTTACAGTCCAAGCAGGTTTTAACAAAGCTAAAGGTTTAAAGACACTAGAATTATACCAATCTAAAAACTGTATAAAAGATTCTGACTTATCTCCACCAATAGTATCAACAAGTTTTGTCATATTACCTCTGAGGTTTTTGTTCATTTGATTAGATGCTTTTATAACATCATTAAGTTCTGGTAAGTAAACAGTGTTATTAAGTTGTGTAGAAAATAAAGCTCTACCTATTGTTTGATTAGTTACATCATCAACCCCAGCACCTTTCAATACTTCTGTCAAAGGAAAGTTTTTACCATTCATATCCATTCCGTATAAACCTTTGTTCATATCTGATGCAATCTTTGCATCATCAGAAAACTCTCTAGTTATCTTTGTTGCTGCTTTAGCAACAGATTCTTTAACACCTGAATCAATTAAAACTTTTCTAAAATCACCCTCTAACCAATCAGATACAACTTTATTCAAACTAGCTCCTATGTCGCCACCTTTTCCATAAGCATCAATAGCATTGTTTAAAAGTTTGTTAGCTAAATCGGTACCTTCTTCAGATTGTTTTAGAAATGCTTTAGATTGTAAAGTAAATCTATATAAATTTTGTAAAGCATCAGCAGGGTCATTAGCATCTACTAACCTACCAAATGCTGGAGCAAAGTATAGTTTCATAGCTTTTTGTAAACCATTACCTCTTATAACCTGTGGTACATACATATTAGTTGCTTCTATAAGCCTTGCTGATCCTAACCCTTCTGCTTTATCCATACCTTCTCGTACAACTTTGCTAGATAAAAACTCATCCATAATTCCTTCTGCTTGTTTGTCGTATTTAGTTATACCTGATTCTGATTTAAGTTTTTTTAAATCAGAAAACAATGTTGCATCTGTAATAGATTGTTTGGTTCTAGTCATAAATTCAAATGGGTTATCAGCATTTTCCCAAAGTAATTTTTTAAACTCTTTACCTTTATCACCAGCAAGATACTGTTGTAAAGTAGGTCCGTGAAAGGTACTTCTTATACCTCTTGTAATAACACCTGCATCATCAAGTCTTTCTGCAACTTGAAATAATTTTCTTGCATCTTTAATTTTACCTACACCTGCTGTTGCCCAGTTTTCAGGAGATAATAATTGAAAACCAAAGTCTAATGCTCCAGATCCAAACTGTGCTTGTTTAGTACCTGGTTCATATAAGTCGTATAGCCCAAGTTCTTGAAATACTTTTCTACCAGGAGATACAGATGGATTGAGTCCTGCATTTTTAAACTCTTGTCCTAACTCACCTTGAAACTGCACAATGTTTTCTGCTGTTTCTCTTGATTCAATATCTATCTGCGTTCCTAATACATTTTCTAAAACATACTCTCTTGCTTGTATTGGGTCGTAACCAGCAGAAACTAATCTTTTATATTCTTTTGTATCTGATGGATCAGTAGAAAGTTTTAACCAACCTCTACCTAAATCAAATTGTTCTCCAGATCGTATAGCTTCTAACATTTTAGGAGTTCTTAATGTTCCTTTAACTGCTTGTTTATAAGCATCTCCAAAAGCCATATCGGGATTTTGGTCTTGTAATTCATTAGCTCTTGCTAAAGCAGGAAATATAGCTTCGTAAATATCTACAAACCCAGTGACTGCTGTTCTTGTAACAGGTTTAACAATATTATCTATTGGACTAGAAGCTACTTGAAAGAACCTATTGTTTTTAATTTGGTTCGCTAAAGGATTTTCAGAAGTAAATCTTTTTATTTTATTAAAAGCATTTTCTTTTTGTACTGCTGCTTTCTTTGCAATCTCTTCTAACCTATTGTCATCAAATCCTAAACCTAATTGTGCTGCTGCTGCAATAACACTAGGTGGTAAGTTAGGATAACTGTTAGCAATTTTTGCTGCTCGTTCAGCTTCTTCCTGTGATACTACAGGTGAAATCTCTGCTTTTGTTTTAAAAGTTTCTTGAAATTGATCATCAAAGATGTCATCATCATATCCAAAGTTTTTAATTACCATCAGTCAAAATCCACCAACTGTAATAAGGCTGTATCTCCAGTAAGAGCATACATTTGATATAACAAATCACTTACACCTTGTTGTTGGGGAATTGCTGGTCCTACTCCTGGTCCAATATCTAATCCTGCTGTAACAGGTTCTGTTGGTCTTTGTGTTGCACCAAACACATCTACATTAGGCATACTTCTTGTTGTAGAAGGTTGTGCCTGTGGGGTTCCATCTTTTGGTAAAGGTGCAGCTTGTTGCTGCTCAATTAATTCTTTTTGTTCACCATAATCAACACCAGGTATTCTACGCACAGCTTGTGTGTTATCAGAATAGTTCCTAGCTGCTGGTGGAACATTAGTGTTTCTTTTACTTATACCTTTATTACTCGGTGATCTCGCCATCTTCATCCTCTTCTTCTTCTTCAAAAAATTGAAATGCTGAACTTATAACCATATAACCAAATGGGAATACTAAAGGTGGAAGTTGGTCAATGTACATTTTGCCTCGTGGTTTAAATACATCTTCTTCTAAAATAATGTCATCACCAAGCTCATCAACATCTACTAAACAAAAATCTACAATCTCTTCAAACTTTTTATTAATTGACATTATCCACCTAACCCACCAAGTAGTTGAGCTATGCCTGGTGGAGGACCTTGTGGTGGCAAAGCACCTCCTCCAAGCAATTCTTGTTCAGCTGTTGGTATCTCTGGCTCTTCTGCTGTAAAGAACTTATCTAAGATATTTTGCATATCATCAGGATTCTTTCTTATCTGCACAACAGCCATAGTTGCTTTAGCATCACCCTGTTGGGCTTGTGCTAACAATGTATCAAACAATACACTGTCTGCTTTTTCTTTTGTAATTCTATCGTTAACTCTAACAAGGTTATCTAAACCATCTAGGTTTTCTTGTAGTGTTTGTCTGTCAATAATACCAGCTTGTAGTAACTGTAAACCAGTCACAATCTTCTGTGGTTCATCATATCCAGCCATAGCTCCATAGACTCTTCTTGTCTTGTAAGAACTAATATCTTTTCCTGGATCGTATGTTTCTGAATAAAAAGTATTGTCCATATAACCAGATAGTGATTTAGAATTACCACCATACATTTTTGCATCCCACTCTAATCGTTTAGCATCAATCATCTCTATAGCATCAGACATAACTGTGTGATACTCTCTAATCATAAGTGACATAGATGCACCTAACTCTTCAAGTCCTCTACCAGTAGCAAATGCTAATGGTGACTGTGAATCATCAGTTGTAGGATAAGAACCACCAACACGAAGTTGTCGTTCTATTCTATCTATCTGTTGGAAAATCTGATAAGGAACATTAGATGCTGGTTTAGATACTTGTGTACCTGGAGCTAAATAGTTAACAGCGAATCTACCTTTACGATATTGTCCTGACTCTATCTCTCCAGAAATGTTTGTTTCTGTAAACACTGCATCTTCCATTGCTATTATTGACATCACATTAATCTTTGCCATAGAAGCCATAAGTCCTATGATCTGGTCATACTGTCCTTGCAATCTAT